ATGTATACTGTTAGTTCTATTTCTTTAGGTGATCGTTTTAATGCAGCTGTATCATATTGGAAAATTAAATTAACTAAATATAGTGAATCTACAGCAGTAGAAGAAAATCAATTCTCAACATTGACAGATAATCTAATTACAGGTATAGAAGAAGTATTTGGAGCAGAAATTCAAGATACTTATGAAAAAACAACAAAGCCAGATCAATTCCAAACTGTTTCTACATCATATAGAGATGGCATTAGACAATTTCAGTCAAAAGATTTAAAAATAACAGACTATGATCTAAAAAATAGATGGACTGTTGTTTCTAAAAATTATTATGATCTAACTCAAGTTGATAAAACAAATGTTGCTTTAGAATACGTAAAAGCCAGTAAAATGACTTCAACTGATGATTTTGCAATTACAGCTTGGTTTTCACCACAGTTTGAAACAGCAAATAACACCAATGAAGAATTTGTATTTGGAGATTATAATGTAAATAATGGATTTAGAATATTAGTAAGTCCTTTTGCATTTAGAGTAATAATTAATGGCATAGTTCATACGTTTGCTCATAATATGATTTTCGCAAAAGATAAATGGTACGCATTTGTTTTAAATGCTAGTAATACATTTAGACAATTATCATTATACGTATATGCATTAGATCCACTGAGTAACGAAGGTTTACCTCAAAATGCAAATAATGATTTAATTCCAGCATTTAGCGAAATTAAAGATTTAAATACAGCATTTATGTGGGATTCTGGTACATATTATCATTTAAAAGGCTCTAAATTATTCTTAACTAATTTAAGAATGTTTGAAAAACCTATAGAACTAGAACAACATCATAATATTTTAAATCAATATGTTGTTAGAGATTCTCAATTGGCTACTATTATAGATAACGCAATACCATCTATTGGATTCCAGAAATTTAAGAACCCTAGGTAATATAGATACATATCTTATACTTAGAAATAATATAATATTATGTCAGAAGAAAAGAAAAGAACTATTAGCGAACAAGCTGATGATATTCGAAAAGAATTAGATGAGCTAATAGGAACTGATGAATCTATTACAGATTTAGTAGAAAAGGATCCTGTTTTACCACCGGCTAGAATTAAAGAAAACGTATCTTTTAAAGATATGAAAGTTAGTGCTACTAAACAGGCTGAAAAAACCATTACGGCGTTAATGAAGTTTTATTTAGACGAAGACATCATCACTAAAGATGAATATGTCATGGCTAAAAAGAAGATGGACGAAATGACAATGTCATCTTTAGTTTATCAATTAAATGCTGGTGAAAGAGCTTTAACAACTTTATTAGAAACTATTGAGGATGGAGAATTAGCACCAAGAATGTTTGAGGTACTTGCTACATTACAAAAATCAATGTTAGATATTATTAAATCGCAAACCATGTATTTAATGGCAACCGAAGAATCTACAAAGCGTATCGCTAGAGATATAGAAATGTATCGTAAAAATGTAGATAAGCAAGAAATTCAAGCTGCTGGTGGATCTACTGAAAATGGAAATGTACAAAGAGGTACAAAAGATTTAATGAGATTAATTAGAATGGGAGCAGCTGAGTCATCAGATGAAATTATAGAAAACTTAGATATTGATGACGCTGAAATAAACACAGAAGATTAATATGGCTGAGAACGCAAGTGATAATGTATGGATTCCTAAAGAATCCGGAGATGTACAATCTGTAAAGCTGATATGGTCAACCAAAAATGTAAATGACTATATTCTAGCAATTGATAAAGGTTATAAACCTGCAATCAGTTCTCCATTTTATGAAGGTAAACAACATCTTCGTAAAGGTAATTTAGTGTTTGAATATACTGACGAAGAAATTAAAGAAATAGCACGATGTGCAAATGATATCGTATACTTTGCAGAAAAGTATGCAGTAGTAATGACAGATGAAGGTATTCAAAGAGTTAAGCTTAGAGAATATCAAAAACAAATGTTAAGAAATCTTCAAAATGAAAGATTTAATATAGTACTTGCATCTCGTCAAATGGGTAAAACAGTAACAGCATCTATTTTTAATGCATGGTTTATTGTTTTTAATTACGATAAGAATACACTTCTTTTGGCCAATAAAGCAGATTCAACTAAAGAGATTATCGATAAAGCAAAAGTTGTAATTGAACATTTGCCATTTTATATGAAACCCGGAATTATCAAATATGACGTTATGAATGTTAGGGCTGATAATGGTTGTCGTTTAGTTGGTCAAGCTACTACTGCAAAAGCAGGTATTGGTTTTACAATTCATAATTTATATCTAGATGAGTTTGCCCACATCCATCCATCTATCGTAGATACTTTTTACGAAAACGTTTATCCTACGCTTTCTGCATCTAAGATTTCTCGTATTAATATTACTTCTACACCAAATGGATTTAATAAATTTTATGAAATTTGGGCAGCAGCTGAACAAGGAAATAATGCATATACACCTTTAAGAATTGATTGGTGGCAGCACCCTGATAGAGATGATGCTTGGTATCAAAGAGAATTAAAAAACTTAGGTTCTGAAGAGGCATTTAATAGACAATACGGAAATGAGTTCGTAAGTTCGAGTTCATTATTATTATCTCCAGCTTCTTTAGCTATTATGAGAAAAAAAGCTAAAAAATTCATACATCATGAATTTGAAGATTTTGAAAATATTCACATAGATACTAAAGAATTTTTAGGATTTCATCCAGATTTTGACGTTGAAACTGCACAATCAGAAGATCATAGATTTTTATTTTCAGTAGATATTGCAGAAGGTAATGGTGGAGATTATTCTGTTATTAATGTTTTTGAAATAGAACCAATGACTAAAAAACACATTGATAAGATGGTTAGCCCTGGAGCAATGTACGATTTTTTTAGAATGAATCAAGTTGCATCCTTTAGGTCAAATGAACACGTTATTGAAGATTTTGCAAAGATTTTATATACGTTATCGTGTGAAATATTTAATCCAGAATCAGTAAAGATGGTTATTGAGTTTAATACATACGGAACTATTTTATTACAATATTTAAGAACTATTTTTCCACAAAGAAATGAATTCGAGGATGAAATGGTTTTAAGATTTAAACACAGACACGATTCTAAAACATTAAAAATGGGTTTAAGATTAAAGGCTGATAATAAGGCTGTTTTTTGTCAAAACTTTAAAAAATTATTAGAAGCAAATAGATTTTTTATCAATGATATTGAAACAGTTAATGAAGCATCATTATTCGGTACTGTAAAGAATGGAAGTTATGCTGCACAAATGGGAAATGATGATTTAATCATGTCTTCTATTATTGCTACAGAATTTTTTGGAACAACAGATTATGCTGATTTTGTCGAAGAATTATTAGATATAATTGACCCTCAATTACATGACTATATGGAGGCTGCATTATTTAAAGATAATGATTCTCAAGGAGATTTACAATATGATATTTATGATCTATTAAAATAATAAATTACAAAGATTGTTCTGATATATAGTCTAAAGATAAAAAAATACTTATAAAATTATGGCACTTAGTCCTCAATTATTGAACTTTAAGAGCTCTGGCGTTTACAGACTAGAATTTGACAAGTCTCAAACAACCAACGTTACAGTTGAAACTATCAGATTGGTAGTTGGCCACTCTAAAAAAGGTCCTTACAATACTCCGGTTTTCGTTAGAACAGCTGAAGAGTTTACAACATTGTTTGGTAGTATTGATACGAATTTAGAAAAAATTGGTATGTTCTTCCACAGATCAGCATTAGCTGCTTTGGGTAGAGGTCCAATTTTAGCTTTAAACGTAGCAAATATTGACGCAAACGACACAATCGAATGGCAAGCCCCGGTAACTAATGGTTCAGTTGATTCTGAAAATAGTTTAGACGGATCAAATGATTATGCTAGCTATTTTAATATTGACAAATTCTGGTTCCCAGAAGATAAAGCAACATTAGATACAATCGGTATTGATAACGATAGAGTTTTAAACTTTATTAATATCAAACAAGAACCTATTACTATTATCGCAAGAAAAGCTCAAGATGTAACTCCTTTTGAAATTACAGCAAGAGAATGGTATGGTGAAGGTAATGTTCCTTCTTTCTTAAATGATTTTGATTACGTATCAGATTTCATGGTAGATGTATTTGTTTTCAAAGGTGAATTTAATCCAGCACAAATGGATACAGATCCAGTTTATGGAGCTTACTTTAATGCAGAAGGTTTATTAAAAGATAAATTAGATGAATTTTCAGCTTTAAGACAAGTTACTTTATTAGCTAAATATACTGGCTCAATAATTCCTGGATTTAAAGATTTAGAAGGTAGAAATTTATACATTGAAGCGGGTATTAATCAAGAAGCTAGAAGAACTGGTTTATTCTGTGCAGTTAACGAAGATTTAGTAACTTATGAAACAGGTACTAAAGTTGATTTAGTTGGTCACGTTTATGACGAGACAAAAGATTACGAATTGCTTTCATATATTGCAAAAGACGTAGCTACCACTACAACAACATACACGCTTAATTTAGTACAACTTGCAACAGGTTCTAATTTTAACGCTACTCAATTAACTATTATTGGTGAAGATAAAACGGCAGATTTTCCAATTGGAAAATTCTTAAGAACTAGTACATCTGGTGTTTATACTCAAATTACCAATGTTACATTTGGAACAAATACTGTTGTTACATTTAATACTGCAACTTTACATTCTTCTTATGGAACGGGTATAGGTTCAATTGAAGTTTATACACAAAATGTTACTGTTTCACATACACACGCTAAAGCTAAAGATTTAGTTGGCGGTACATATGCTAACTTAGGTGGAGGAATATTTACAATGGCGTATAGCACATCTTCTGCAGCTGATGCATTTCCTATTAAAAAAGGACATTATGTTGATTCAGCTACTGCTGGTAGATTAGCCAAAGTTAAAAGAGTACAAAGAACTGCAAATACTTGGACAGTAACATGTGACAGGGAAGTTGCATCTACATGGTCAAATTTCTATAACGTTTCTTTTGAAGAAGCTACTACAGTATACAAACCATTTGTTTTAGGAAAAGCAAACATTGCGGCTAAAACAATTGCTGGTGTATTAGGACAATTATCAGGCACAGGTTTATTCAACGCTTTAGTTGATAAAGATGTTATCGATTACAGATATATTGTAGATACATTTGGTTCTTATGAAGATGGATCAATCTTAACTAAAAAAGAACTTTCATTCTTAGCTCACGAAAGACAAAATGCTGCAGCTATCTTGAATGCTCCAATGGTTAAAGATTTTAAAAATTCTACAGACCCATCATTTAAAAATGATAACAATGAATTTGATGTAATTTATATCAAAGATGGTGGTAATTTAGATAAAAACCCAAGCGCATTATACGCATTACCTTCTATCAATGAAGGAGCAAATTATGCATTCTACTACGCTCCAGGTTTATTAGTAAGAGAAAATGGTAAAGACGTTGTTGTTCCACCGGCAGCTTACGTATCTAATAATTACATTGATAAATATTTCAACGCATTGCCTTGGTCAATCGTTGCAGGACCTAGAAGAGGTGTTGTTACCGGTGCTAATGTAGTTGGTGTTGAATATTCTTTTGATAAAGCTGATAGAGATATTTTAGAACCATTTGGTATTAATCCAATCGTCTTCCAAAGAGGTGCAGGATTAACTATCTTAGGTAATAAAACTGGTCAACAGTCAATCAAATCTGCATTATCTTCAGCTCACGTAAGAGAAGTATTAATCTATATCCAAGAAGGTATGGCTAAAATTCTTAAAGATTACGTATTTGAATTTAATACAGCACAAACAAGATTAGAAATTAAAACTTTAGCAGATGCATTTATGCAATCTGTAAAAGCTGACAGTGGTATCTATGATTTTAAAAACATTATGGATCAAACAAATAATACAGATGACGTGATCGATCATAACATGGGTATTATCGATACATTTGTTGAGCCTGTTAAAGGTTTAGAAATTGTTGTTCACAGAACTACAGTTTTAAACACAGGTGAAATTAAAACTGGAAACTTTTCTTAATAAATAGATAAAAATAAAATATAAAGTAAAATGGCTTTACCACACTATTCACAAGACCAAACTTCAAAGAAAGGAATGCAGTACGAACCAGTACAGGCTAACCTTTTTGAAGTAACTATCTTACCTCCAGCTGGAGTTGCTGATTCGCCTTTATTAATCCAACACGTGAATTCTATTTCAGGTTTAGATTTATATAAAGCAATTGAAGCTAAAACTCAAAAGTTTAAATTTGCTACTAGATCTTATGCTGGTATGCCAGGTGAAACTTCAGTAGACGTTACAGTTAACTTCTCTTTGAACTTAAATAATTCAAACCAAGCTTATTTGTATAAGACTTTGAGACAATGGTATAATAAACAATTCGATCCACAAACAGGTGTTATGGGTCTTAAAAAAGATTATGTAGGTACTCTTGTTGTCGTACAATTCAATAGAGCTGGTGATATTTACAGAACAGTTACATTAGAAGATTGTTTTATCACTTCTGCTTTAGGATTTACAACTGAATTAAATTACGAATCTGCTGATCCAGCTACTTTAGAAGTAATTTGGAGATCTGATGCTTTCAAAGAAGTATTAGCGTAATAAATTTTATAAAGGGTGAATACTCAGATATTCACCCTTATTTTTTGTTTTGAATATATAATATAATATCAACATAATCTACATGTCAAAAGATAAACTAACTAAAAAATTGCAAGTTCTTTTAAGCGAAGAGGAAGTCTTTGCCTTAAATAGAATCATTTTAAATGATGCAATTGAAAGAGAAGAAAGGCCAATATCTATTTCGGCCTTTATTAGAGAATTAATACGTAAAGAAATGGAAAGTCGCCCTGAAGAAGATAAAGTCTGGGACAGGGACAAAATTAATAAACTTAAATCTAAAAAGTAATGTCAGAAAACCAACAATTTGATGATTTAGAACAAGAGTATCAAGCTATTGTTAATCAATCAGAACAACCTCAAGAAGAAAGAGAAGAACCAGTTAATCTGGGAAAAGTAAACATGGAACGCTTTGCAACACAAACTGCAGAAGATCCAGATTTTCATTTAGGTTATCATTCGATTCCATTAGTAAATTTACCTTCGGGTGGAATGTTTTATCCAGAAGACACAGAAATTTCTATTAGATCTGCAAAGGTTGCAGAAATTAGACATTTTTCAACTATTGATGAAACTAATATTTTGGATGTTGACGATAAACTAAATACAATTTTAGAAGCATGTGTTAGAGTTCTTAATAAAGCAAAAAGAATGTCATATAAAGATCTTTGTGAAGAAGATAGATTTTATATCATTTTGTCTATTAGAGATTTAACATTCCCTGAACCTGAATCTAAATTAACAGTAGATCACGTTGATAAAAAGGGAGAAACACACACGATCGATATTAAAAAGGAATATTTTCAATATTTTAGAATACCTGAAACATTAGACAAATATTACGATATCGAAAATAAAAGATTTATGATTGAAACCAAATCTTTTGGTACAATTCAAATGAGACCACCGTCAATAGGTGTTATGCAAAAAATGACAACCTATATTAAAGAAAAACAAAAAAACGGTAGTAAAATCGACCAATCTGTATTGCAAATTATGCCTTACTTGATTAGCGAGTGGAGAGGATTTAGTGATAACGACATCTTTAAATTTGAAATAGAGATGAATGGCTGGTCAAATAAGAAATATAGTTTAATTTACAAATTAGCTGAACAAATGAAAGTTGGTATTCAGCCTAATATGTCAGTACAGATCGGGGACGATGAGGAGGTTGTCCCTATCAGCTTTCGCGACGGCATCAAATCTCTTTTCATTGTTCAAGATTTCGCTGGAGAACTTCTTTAAAACGAAATTCTATGTGTATTTACATTTACACATACAACCATCTGAACTTGAGCATTTAGAGTACTACGAATATCATTATTTGATAAAAGATCTTACAGAACACTTGAAAAAAGAAAGTGATGCTAATAAAGGTCAACAGGATGCAACCGGTGATATGATGAGTAAGATGAAAATGCCAAATATTAAAATGCCAAATATGAAAACTCCGTCACTTAAGTGATGGAGTTTTTAATATATAGTACAGCAGAATAAAAGATCTATATAGATAAATGAAGTTAAATCCACAGGCACTTTTACAAACCTTATTTGGTCCATTGGATCATTTAGCCGCAGTAGCAGATCAAAACGCAATATTAACACAAGAAATTCATAATGTTGTAACACTTGATTTAAAAAGGGCGGCTAATAATACCGTAAGTGAGCTTAAAAAGCACACTGGATTATTGGGTGAAATAAAAGATTTATTAAAAGAACAGAATAGACAATTAGAAACTGGTTCAGCTGGAAAGGGTAGTGCTCCATCATCCACTGGGTTTAAACCGATGTCGGCTAAAGATACCGGTTTAACAGCTGTTATGATTATTGGAATTGCAGCGGCCTTAGTTGGCGCAGCGGCTATATTTACATTTATACCGGTGATTAGCTATGATAAGTTATTAACTGCATTAGCAGTGGCTGCCATAATGTTATTAATATCTCCGGTGTTTGTTATGATTGCAAATATTCTTGGAAAAAATCAAGGAATTATAAGCATGAGTTATGGTGGTATAGGTGCATCTAAACCCGATGCCGGTAACTTGTTTCAATTAATGGGTGTTAGTTTACTAGCAATGGTTGGAATATCAGTAGCTCTGGTTTTATCAGGTGCTATATTAACCATGATGCCAGTTATCAGTAATGATAAATTTTTAACAGCTTTAGCTGTTGCTGTCATAATGGTTCCAGCTTCTGTAGCCTTTTTAATGTTTGCCAAAGCAATAAATAAATCAGGTATAGGTTTTAAAGATCTTGCGATGGTTTCTTTAGCATATATTGTTGTTGCAGTTGGTATACTTGGTACAGCTAAATTATTTCAATTTTTACCCGATACGTATAAAGCGCCAGATCCTATTTGGGCTTTAAAATCAGGTTTTGCTATATTATTATTTTCAGCTTCATTCTATTTGATAATGAAAGCCGTTAAAGGTGCTTCATTAAAAGAATTGGCATTTGGTGCTTTAGCAATTGCTGCTATCGCTGCAGGTATTGTTGGATTAGCCTATGTTTTTCAAGCTTTACCAGATGAAGGTTCTTATAAATCGGCTCCATTTATTTGGGCTGTTACTTCAGCTTTAACTGTTTTAGCTTTTGCTTTTTCTTTTTATTTAGTAATGAAAGCGGTTAGAGGAGCTTCTCTAAAAGAATTATTTTTTGGATCTTTAGCGATTCCTTTGATAGCTGCAGCCGTAATGGGATTAGCTTGGGTGTTTACCGCGTTACCTGACGAATTTAAAGCACCAGACGTAATGTGGTCTTTAAAAGCAGGCTTAGCAATATTTGTATTTGCAATACCATTTGCATTAGTAGCATTTGTATTTAGTAAAGCGGGTTTAGGTCTTAAAGATATTTTAATGGGAATTATTGGCGTTCTTGGCGTTGCAGTTGGTATTTTAGCAGTGGCCTGGATATTTTCATATTTACCTGGTACATTTCTTGCGCCTGATTTAGATTGGGCCATAAATGCTGCTTTAGCTATTTCTATATTTGCAGTTCCAATCGGTGTGATAGGTGCTATAATTGCACTTTCAGGTGGAACTGGAGCATTAGCTTTATTAGCTGGTGTTATAGGTATTATTTTAATTGCAGGTGGTATTTGGGCTGTTGCTTGGATTTTTAGTAAAATTGACACAGGATTTGCTACTGGTATGGAAGTATTAACAAAGGGTTTAATGACTCCATTAAATGGTATGATTGATGTTTTAAAAAGATTTAAAGACGAAATTGGTATCGAAAATATGGGCGCTCTTGCTGGTGGTATTATCATGTTGTCTGGAGCTTGGATTACATTAACAGGTGCTCTCGCTGGACAAGCTGTTGGTGGATTATTTTCATCAATTGCCAATTTAGGTAGTTCTATCGTAGATGGTATCGCTTCATTCTTTGGAGGTGGAAAAACCAAGTCTCCTATAGATTTATTAGATATGATTTTAAATAGAGCTGACGCTATTAAAAAAATAGCAGATCCTATGAAAAGCGTAGCAAGTTCATTTGGACAAATAGCTGGTTATACAAGCGGTGTAGTTAGTGGTTTAAGTGCATGGGGTAAATTTATAGAAGAGAAAAATGCTGAAATTTTAGAAAGAAGTGCCGGAGCTTCTGAAAGAATAGCAGACGCGTATACTAAATTTGCGAAAGCAGCAAATGGTTTAAATATCAAAGCTGTGCAAGCTTCTACGCAGATGTTTGATTCATTAGCTAAATTAGCTAATCCAGATGCACAAAATGCTATGAAGATATTAACACAAGATTTATTAAAAGCAGTTGAACAACTTTCTAAAACTGTAGTAAATCTTGAAGATGCTGTGGAAAAACAAGCTGAAAATCAAGAAGGATTATTAGAACAAGCTGGTAATGTTATCGGTGGTGCAATAGAAACTACTAAAAATTTAATAGGTAGTGCAAATACCAAAGTTGATAAAAATACTCCAAAAACTAAAGAGGAATTAGCTGCAGAAAAAGAAAAAGCTGGTAAATTAGATCCTGCTCTTGAAAAAGCTCTTACGCTCATGGCAACTGCTCTTAAAGAGATTAATGCTAAATTATACGTAGATAGTTCTAAAGGCTCGCCGGCTCTTAAAGTAGTAGCACAGTAATGGTCTCGCATATTCACGTATGTCAACAATTAGATAAGCCATTTAGAATTTGGAAAAGCGAGCTATATTTTACAATAGCGCAAGCACTTTTATGGAAGAAATTCTATAATTGGCCTACAAAATTATACTGTGACACAAACACTATAGAGATATTTAAGTCTCTGGACATACTGGATCTATGGGATCATATTGATACAACTTTACTAAGTGA